GGGTAAAACTCAAGTAGCTTCTATATTTAAAAAAGGTAAAGAAGCTATACGAAAAGCAAGAGGTAAAAATGGCAGTAAAAAGAAAACGTAAGACTACATCTAAAAAGAAATCACCCACACCAAAGAATAAAGCTTTGTATGCACGGGTGAAGTCTGAAGCTAAACGTAAGTTTGATGTATATCCTAGTGCCTATGCTAATGCTTGGTTGGTTAGGACATACAAGAAGCGTGGTGGTACTTACGCATGAGCTTGAAAGAATGGTTTGGGAAAGGTCCAAAAGGAGATTGGGTGGACATTGGTGCGCCTAAAATTAAGGGCAAGTTCCAAGCCTGTGGTCGTGCGTCCACAAAATCAAGCAAAAGAAAATATCCAAAGTGTGTGCCAAGAGCTACAGCTAAAAGAATGACTGCTGCACAAAGAAGAAGCGCAGTAGCAAGAAAACGATCAAAAGCTCAAGGTGTTGGTGGTAAACCTACTAACGTCAGAACATTTGCCAAAAAGAAAACAACTAGAAAAAGGGCTAAAGCATAATGGCAGTTTCAGGAACATATGACTTTAACCTTGACATAGATGAGGTTATACAAGAAGCTACAGAAATGATTGGGGGTGAGGATACTCTTGGTCATGAACCTGCTTCTGCTCGTCGCTCTATAAACCTTATGCTTAAAGATTGGCAGAACAGAGGTGTGCTTCTTTGGACAACTTCTGTTTCTAATGTAACTGTATCTGCAAGTCTAGCTAACTATTCTTTATCTTCCTCTACTGTGGATGCATTAGAAGTTGTTATAAATAGAGATGATACAGATTTACAGTTAGAACGTATAACTCCTGAAGAGTATCTTCTTATACCTAATAAGACGCAGAAGGGCCGTCCTAATCAATACTCTCTTCGTAGAGGGCGTGATAATGCAGTGCTGTCTTTATGGCCTCTGCCTGATAACTCTACAGACATATTAAAGCTTGAGATTGTCTCAGAGCTTCAAGATGTAAATAAATCTGCAATACAAAACGCAGACTTGCCTAAAAGATTTTTACCCTGTCTAACTTGTGGTCTTGCTTATTACATGTCAATGAAGCGTCCACTTGTTCCTGAAAATAGAATTATGATGCTAAAAGCAAACTATGAAGAAATGTTAGCTAGAGCGATGGAGGAAGATAGAGAACGTGCCTCTATGCATATTGTTCCTAAATTGAGGTATATCTAATGGCTAGTAATAAAAATGCTCTAGCCATGTGCGATATATGTGGGTTTGTATATCCACACAGAGTAATGCAACTGAATAGCTATGGGATGCTGGTATGCCCAGAAGACTTTGAGGGACAGTTTGATCTGAAGAACCATCCTCAGAATAAAGTACCTGATGTAAGAGATAATCCAGCTATTCTCAATCCTCGTCCAGATGTGGGCGGTAGAAATCTTACATGGAGCGAGGCTTCAAGTGCTTGGGGATCAACAGATAAACATTGGAATCTAGTATGACAGACTTAACGACACAATTAATATCAAATACATATAAGAAGATAATACTTGTTAGTTCCTCTGCAACTAACACTGGTGTTAATACTTCTCTCAAAGCTGTACAAACTGGTGATGGAGAAAATACTGCACTGAAGCTGGCAACGAATGCAGTGCAGATTACTGGTGCGCTAGGAGTAACTGGTAACGTATCTCTGGATGCAAACCTACATGTTGATGACGCAGTATGCGCCAGTGCTTTCTACGGAGATGGTTCTAATCTATCAGGCGTAACAGCTACGATTGGTGGTAACATATCTGTCAGTAATGCTACAGTAGGTGGCAACTTAAATGTTGCTGGCACTGCTACAGTGGCTGGTGCTACACATCTACAAAGCACAGTCTCAGTTGGTGGGGCTGCACACTTTGGCTCTACAGCAACAGTAGCAGGGGCAGCACAGCTTCAAGGCACAGTAACGGCTGTAGGTGCTGCTACATTTAAATCTACAGTTACAGTAGAGAATGCAGCTATACTTAAAAACAATGTGTCAGTTGGTGGTACGTTTGCAGCGGCTGGTGCAGGGACATTTACCTCTAAAACAGATTTTAAAAATGACGTATCAGTTAGTGGTCGTTTAGATGTAGCAACATCTGTCTGTGTAGGTGGCATTGCAAAGTTTAGAGACAATGTTTCTGTTAGTGGTAATTTAAATGTAGTAGGTAATGTAACTGCTGCTCAGTTTTATGGTGATGGTTCTAATCTTACAAACGTAGAAGCTGAACTTGGTATTACTACAAATATTTCTGTATCAGGATTTATACATGCTGGTGGTAGTGTATCTGTTAGCGGACCCTTCAATGTTGTAGGTGCAGCTACGTTCCAGAGTGGTGTATCTGTAAGTGGCAATGCTAATATCAATGGAACACTAACTGTAGCGGCTGCTACATCTCTAGCATCTACACTTACTGTTGGTAGCATTGCAACATTTAAAGATGATGTAAGTGTAAGCGGTGATACAAGACTAGGTGGTACAGTTACCGTAGGTGGTGCAGTAAGTCTTGCTTCTAGCCTAAGTGTGGGTGGTGCAGCAAACTTTCTAAGTACAGTAACAATAACTGGTAACAATGTTCAGGCAGCTAATGCAAGAGTATGTGCAAGTGCATACTATGGAGACGGATCAAACCTTACTGGTATTAGTACATCAATAGAAGGTAACATATCTGTAAATAATGTTTTAGTTGGTGGGACACTTACAGTAGTTGGTGCCGCACAGCTTGGGTCTACAGTAACTGCTGTTGGTGCAGCTACTTTTAAAGATGCTGTATCAGTATCAGGTGGACTTACAGTTGGTGGTGCAGTAGCTGTATCAGGTGGTTCTATTGATCTGCGAACAAGTGCCTCTGATCCTGCATATATCAGATTTTATTGTGAGTCTGGTAATGCTCACTATGCTCAACTACAATCACCGCCTCACTCTTCTTATAGTGGCAACCTAACTATTACACTACCAGTTAGCACAGCAACAATAGTTGGTACATCTACTACTGATACTCTTACCAATAAAACTTTTGGTGATGCAGTTAAGTTTGAGTCTACAGTAACTGTCAGTGGTGCGGTTAGCATTGGCGGTGCAGTAAGCATTGGTGGTGCTACAAATTTAGCAAGCACGGTTACTGTGGTGGGTGCTGGTACGTTTAAAGATGATGTATCTGTATCAGGCAATGTAAATATAGGTGGCACAGTAACTATAGGTGGTGCTGTATCACTAGCCTCTACATTGTCAGTCGGAGGTGCAGCACACTTTGGTTCAACAGTGACAGTGGCTGGTGCAGCAATCTTTGAAGATGCAGTATCTGTTTCTGGCACAGTAGATATAGCTGGTAACACTTCTATTGGTGGTACACTAATAACGACAGGTAAGGCAGAGTTTGAGGATGACGTATCTGTCTCTGGTAATACTAACTTAGGCGGTACAGTTACTGTTGGAGGTGCAGCATCACTAGCTTCTACACTTAGCGTTGGAGGAGCAGCTAACTTTGCAAGCACTGTAACAATAGCTGGTGCAGTAAGCCTAAACTCTACACTTAGTGTTGGTGGGGCAACCAATCTTCTTAGCACAGTAACGGCTGCTGGTAATGCTGGCTTCCTTGGCACTGTGCGAGTATCTGGTAATACTTCACTAGAGGGGCAGCTACAGCTAACTGAGTCAGCGGCTGCTGCTGTGCATACTACAGCTATTAATGGTGTAACATCTGTATCTCTTAACTTTGGTATAGCGCAGAATTTCTTTACCTCTGTTACTGCTGCACATACACTAGCACGACCTACAAATGCAAGGGTAGGACAGGTTGGTAGTATTTTATTAATGCAAGATGGTGGTTCTGGAACTATGTCCTACAATGCATGTTTTAATTTTATTGGAGGCACAGCCCCAACATTATCAACGGATGATAATGCAATGGATAGATTAGATTATATAGTTGTATCTGTTTCTTCTGATAATACTGCTGAAAATATTCAAGCAGTAATGACACAAGCTTATAGTTAGGATAAAGAGTAGTGGTATTTAGTAATAACTTATTGGCAGGTTCTGGAGGTCAATCTACAGGGTATGAGATTGATCAGTCCATTCGTTTTAATGCAGATGATTCTGCTTATTTAACTCGTTATCCTAGTGTTGAAGGAAATAGAAGAACATTTACTTTATCAACGTGGGTAAAATTTAATGAGTTAAGGTCGGACAATATTGTTTTTGCATCTTGGATACCTAGTGGTGCAAGTTCATATGCTCTATTGTACATGCATAGTGATTTTCGTGTACGGTTTGAAGATCAAGGTACTAGCAAAATTAAACCATCCATGCTTTTTGTAGATACAGCAGCTTGGTATCATATCGTTTTAAGGGTTGATACTACAGATAGTGTAGCTAATGACCGCTATCAAATGTACGTTAATGGTGAACGGCAAACAGATTTACATGAAAATGACCAGCCGTCACAAAATCACCAAACAAATGTAAATAAAACACAGCCTCATTACCTTGGTCGTAATGGCTATAGTTTAGCAATGATCTATAGTGATTTATATCAAGCAGAAACACATTTTCTTGATGGGGTAGCATATGATGCAAGTTTCTTTGGTGAAACTGATAGTGCTACAGGGCAATGGATTCCAAAGAAATATACGGGAGGTAATTACGGAACTAACGGCTTTTACATTACTGGTGAGGATTCAACCTTTTTAGGACAAGATGTTCGCACATCTGGTGATCAAGTTAATTCATTTCAAGCAAGTCAATGGACCGGAGCTACAGGATCATATACATTTACTGATGGTCGTATACAAGCAGATACTGATAATAAAGCAATTAAAAGTGTAGATACTTTTACTGGAGACTTTGAGTTTAGTTGGCGATATATTGATATGGCTAACTTTGTTATTGGATTCTATGAGATTGATGAAGATAGTACGTTTAGTGACAGTTCGTCTGCCGGTAATATGCAGAACATGACAGATAGTTGGTATGTGCAAACATCTTCTGTTGCGGCTAATAGAGATATTTATTATGGCGGAACAGTTGTTGTAAATGCAACAACAATAGCCAATGGCGATACTTGGAAGCTACAGCGATCTAGTGGAACTATTAAAGTATATCGTAACGGTTCGGCTGTTCATACATTTTCACAAACTAGTACAAATGAAGTTAGACTTGTAGTAGCGCAAGGAGATGCATCAGCAGATGTAGGTGAGGTAAACTGGGTAGACAATGCAACTTTAGGTAATAACCTTTTTTCTTCAGGTTTATCAACAGCAGATCAAATGTTGGATACGCCAACTAATAATTTTTGTGTTTTATCTCAAGTTGATAAGTTTGGCGGTGGCTTAACTTTATCAGATGGAAATCTTAGGGCCGTTCCCGCTGCTAGTGCATATAGTAATAACCACGGCACTTTTTATATAGATTCGGGTAAGTGGGTTTTTGAATGTAAACACACTAGTATTTTTGGTGAGGCTTGTGGTTGGTCACCATCAGGAGAAAGACTTTCTGGTTCGTCTGATCGTGGTTATTTTATGTTTCAAGATGGCCGTGCTTATGATAATACAACTAATACAGGTACAAAAGGTGCATCGCTAGCTGCTGGTGATTTTCGTTACGTTTTCTACGATGCTGATGCACAAGCTATGTGGTTTGCTCATGTAGACGTGTCTAGCTCTAATGCTCTCGTTTATGACAACAGTGCTACTAAAGCAGAGATTGAAGCAGGAACAACTACGAATGCTGTGTTTACTAGTATCCCAGCAGGATTTTGGGCACCCGGAATCTGGATGGACACTAGTGGTGTTATTGAAGTTAATTTTGGTCAATCAGCTTTTGCTACGACAAGTGATTTACCTTCAGGCTTTAAAACTTTATCTGCTGCTAACTTACCAGACCCAACCGTTCCCCTACCTGAAAAATATTTTAACGCAGTTCTTTATGAAGGTAATGGTGCTGGACAACGTGTTGGTCAGTTTCAACCCCTTACTGAATTATACTCAGTAAGTAATAGTGTTATCTTTAATGATGATGACTCTTCTTACTTAGAAAAAACTTATAGTGGTTCTGAAAGCACACTAACAGCTTGGTCTTTTAGTATTTGGGTTAAAAGATCAAAACTAGGTGCAGAACAATTTATTTTTTTAGCTGGAACTTCATCAGCAAATCTTGAATATCTTAGATTTACTAGCAGTGATGAAATAGAATATAAACTACTTTTATCAAGCAGTCTTGACGCAAACTATATTACAGATAGAAAGTTTCTTGATTCTTCGTCATGGATACATATTTATGCTTATCGTTCTTCAACTACTTTTAAGTTATATATTAATGGAGTAGAATTAACTAACTTTAGCACATCAAACGCTCCCGGTTCTTCAAACGGTGTGCTTGGTTCAAATATTAGACATCGTATAGCGTGTGATTATGCTAGTGTTGCTACTTTGTTTGATGGTTATCTAGCAGAAATAAACTTTGTTCCCGGCACTGCAAAAGCAGTTTCTGATTTTGGTCAACTAGATGCATCAACAAATAAATGGATTCCTAAAGAATATACAGATTCTTATGGCACAAATGGTTTTCACCTTGATATGGCAGTTGCTCCCGGCACTGGTAATGGTGCAGGTAATGATGTTAGTGGTAATAATAATGATTTTACTGAAAATAATCTTGTAGCAGCAGATCAAGTAACTGATAGCCCTACAAATAATTTTTGCACTTTGGAACCTCTTCAATCTGCTTGGGGTGGAGCGGTTACTTTGTCAAACGGAAATCTTGCTGTAGCTGGAACAGCGGCGACTGTATGGAATAACGCTGTTGCCACCTTCAAGGTTCCGTCCACCGGTAAGTGGATATGGGCAGCAAAACCAAGCACCTCCGGCGGTGGTCAGTGTGATCCGTGGATTGTAAATGAGACGGGATTAACTTCTAGAAATAACTACGTTTATGTTGATACAAATGGGTGGGAAGCATCTTTTGATAGCAGTTCCGCACACTTAGTTTTGAACAATAATGCTGGAACCTCTGCAAGTCATACTTATGGCTCTGGGGATTTTCACGTAATTTGTTTTGATGCTGATTCAAAAAAATTATGGTTTGGCGTCTATGATGTTTCCGCAACCACACTAAAGTTTCGTGACGGTTCTACGGGTTTTACTGGTGACCCTGCTGCTGGCACTAATCAAACATTCACTCTAAGAGGCAGTGAGTTTACGATTGGATTTGCATCTTACACTGGGCGTAGCGGCGACGTTGATTTTGGGCAGTCTGATTTATTGTCTCAGTTTACTGCGCCATCAGGTTTTAATCAACTTAATAGTGACAACCTCCCACTAAGCAACGGTGAACTATCTGCATTTGTCTGGATCAAGAACCGTGACGCCGACGATAACCACATGCTCTTTGATGCAGTGCGTGGAGTAAAAAAAGACCTGCATTCAAATGTAAATGATGCTGAAGTTACCAATGCAAATACGCTAACTCGCTTTCTGAAAAATGGTTTTGAAGTTAGCAATGATGCATTGGTAAACACCAATAATGAAAGCTATGTTGCATGGCAATGGCTTAATGATAGCCTCACAACAAGCAGCAATGAGAATGGCAGTATAACCAGTACAGTGTTAGCTGAAACTACAAGCGGCTTTAGTGTTGGCACCTACACCGGAAACGGCACAGACAATGCAACTGTTGGTCATGGTCTTGGTGGTGCTGATATGGTATGGGTTAAACGACGCAACACCACTGGTAACTGGAGAGTTTATGAAAAGTCATCTAATAAACTTTTGTATCTTGATTTAACAAATGCTGGTGTTTCTCCAACAGAGATAAAATCAACTTCGTCAACCACCTTTACTTTAGGTAGCGGAAATGGATTTAATGGCAGTGGAGATACTCATGTTTTCTATGCTTTTCAATCTATTGATGGTTTTAGCAGGATTGACATCTATGAAGGTAATGGTTCTAGTGATGGTCCTTTTGTTTACACTGGTTTTAAACCAAGATGGATAATATTTAAAAGATATGATGCTTCTGATGGGTGGAGTATACTTGATACGGCTAGAGGTTCTGGTAATTTTGGTTCTGCTGCTGGCGCAACTGGTAAAGATCCAACGGCTGGTAATGAAATGAATAATAAAATTAACGCAAATGACCAGTTTGCCGAAGAAGATAATTCTGGTGGTAGTCGTAAATGCTCGTTCTTGTCGAATGGGTTTAAGATAAAAAATACAAATACAGCAATGAATGCCAGCGGTGGTGATTATATATACATGGCGTTTGCTGAATCACCGTTCAAAACAGCGACGGCACGATAGGAGAATAAAATAATGTGGAAATATCATGGTCAAACAATTAAAGAAGGAAAAGCATGGACTGATCTATCAGGTGTGCAACATCCTGCTAATTGGAATATATGGCCTAAAGAACACAAAGAAAGTTTAGGGCTTGTAGAGATTATTCCTGAGTCTCCGCCAGACAGCCGTCTTTATAAGTGGTCACAGAATCCTGATGGCACAATAACTAAAACAGCTAAAGCTTTAGATGATACTGGCTCTGGTGATGATATAGTTCGTGGAGTTAAATACAATCTTAAACAAGAAGTAAAAAATCAACAAGGTTCTTTGCTTGCTCAAACAGATTGGGCTATTATTCGCAAAGCAGATAAAGACATAGCTGTGCCAAGTAATATACAAACATGGCGTGATGCTATTCGCACCAAAGCTACAGAGATGGAAACAGCAATAGACAATGCAGCAGACACTGATGCGGTAGCTGCGTTATTTTTAACATATACAACAAATGAAGATAATAGTCAAACAAAGTCTGGTATACTTTATGATTGGCCTGAGTTAGGAGAGTAATGTTTTATTTTTTTTCAACTATAGTAATTGCAATATCACCAATGGGAGAACCTATTTTAGAACGATCAATGACAGGTGGGTTTCCTAGTTATGAGGTTTGTGAGTCATATCATCAATCTATAAAAGTAATTACAGAACAATCTCCAGCGGCTTACATAGTAGATGCAGAATGTAGAAAGGCAAAAAAAGGAAAGGCAGTCTAATGGCAAGCACATATACAACAAACATACGCTTGACAAAGCAAGGGGATGGAGAGAACCCAAACAGTTGGGGGCAAATCCTTAACGATGGAGTTATCAGTCTCGTTGATGATGCTATTGCTGGATACACCACTGTATCTTTGGGCAGTGCTGCAACTGTTACCCTAACTGAGAATCAAGGATCTGGCGATCAGTCTCGTTCTGCCATACTAGAGTTTAAAGGAACCGTTGGTGGAGCGCATGATACAATTAATGTTCTGATACCCAATAACTCTAAAACTTATATTGTAAAGAACTCTGTCTCTTATAATGATAGCTCTGATGCTATTGTTATAAAGGTTGCTGGTAATACAGGGACAACAGTTACAGATGGCTCTACTGCTTTGTACGTGACTAACGGAACAACTGTCACACCTGTTACTCAAAATACATTTACTAATCTTACAGCTACAAGCATTACCACTGGAGGTATTACTACAACAAGCTTAACAGGTGTTAGCCTTGCAACATCCATACTAGCAGCAACTAGTATTACTGGCACAGCAATAACACTGACAGGTAATGTGACTGCTGCAAATGCTGTGATAAGTGATAAGGTATGTGCATCTGCTTTCTTTGGAAGTGGTGCTAATCTAACAGGTGTTGCTAGTGGTATGCCCAGAGGATATCTGTCTGGTCTTACTCTATCTAACAATACTAGTGATAGTGAGCATGATATTGATATTGCAGTTGGTGAAGCAAGAGACACTGCTGATGGTGTTGATTTAACTATCTCTTCTACATTTACTAAAAAGATTGATGCTACTTGGGCATCTGGTAGCGGTAATGGTGGTTTGGCAAGTGGTGTAAGTTTGTCAGCAGATACTTGGTATCATGTTTATCTTGTTGAGCTAGATGCTGGCGGTACTGATGCTGGTTTTGATACAGCAACTAATGCAGCTAACCTTGTAGCAACATCTGGAGTTGCTTCTGCTTACAGACGTATTGGTTCTGTTCTTACAGATAGCAGTAGCAACATTCTTGGGTTTACTCAGTTTGAAGATGAATTTATTTTTGATTCTCAGGTTGTAAATGTAAATGGTGTTGGTCTTGGAACTAGTCGTGTATTGCAGACAGTTACTACACCAACTGGTTTTGAGGTAAGAGCTATACTTGGTTTGCTTGGTATAATTGCAGGGAGTAATAATGCAGTTCGTATTACTCTTACACATCCTAATGTAACAGATGCTACTCCTGCTAGTAATATTGTAAATAATGCTGGTGAGAATAGTTCTAATAATAATGGTACGTGGGCCTCTGGCACACATATAGTTAGAACTGATACAGCAAGCAGGGTAGCATTTAGACAAGACGTTAATAGTACAGTATATATAAATACTAATGGTTATCTTGATCCAAGAGGTAGAGGATAATAAACTACTATGGCAACTAGACTAGCAAAGTTTGAATTTCAACAGGGCTTTCATAGAGAGACTACGGCCTATGCTGAAGGTCAGCGTTGGTTTGACGGCAACTATGTACGGTTTCGTTCTGGTCGTCCTGAGAACATACGTGGCTATGAGACAAGAGCTTTGGGCGCAACCTTTGATGGTTCTGCCAGAGACTTGATCGTGTACTCTGATTCAAACAGTAAGAAGAGAGCAGTCTTTGGTACGCCTGAAAAGTTGTATGCACATGAGGGTGATCAGCTATTTGACATCACACCAATAACAACGGCAGTAACACTGTCCAATGTATTTGGTACATCATCAGGCAGCACCAGAGTTTGTTGTTCTGACAATGGTCATGGCAGAGTAGTAGGTGACTATGTGTTATTTACATCTGCTGCAACATTCAATAATGTTAGTCTGCAGGGTAATACGTATAAGATTGTCTCTGTAGATAGTGCAAATGTGTTTACTATCTCTGTTACTGATGCTGCTAATGCTACAGGCAGTGATGTAGGATCAGCAACATTTAAATATTACATACCTACAGGTAACTCCGTAGCTGTTGCTGGTCTTGGTTATGGTGCAGCAAAGTATCAGGCTACAGTGTGTGCATCACAGACAAGAGCTTGGAACCAACCTGCATCTGCTGGGTCATCTGGTATTGTATTTAACGTAACACAGTGGAGCCTTGACAACTGGGGTGAAGATGTTGTAGCTAACCGTAGTGGCAGTAATATATTTTACTTTGACAGTGATGCCTCAGTGTCACCAACAAGGGCTACATCTGTTACAACTTCACCAGTAAGCTCTAACTCTATTATTGTGTCACCTAATGACAGGCATCTTATTTGTCTTGGTACGAATGAGTTTTCACCTACAGCTACAGTAAGTGGTACATTTAATCCTATGCTGGTGAGGTGGTCAGATCAAGATGATAGAACTAACTGGGTGCCATCAGTAAGCTCTACTGCTGGTGAGGTTGTCCTAACAGATGGTACGAAAATTATTGGTGCAGTTCGTTCTAAAAATGCCATCAACATCTGGACAGATAATGCATTGTGGTTGATGGAGTTTGCAGGACCACCGTTTACATTTAGATTTACACAGGCTGGTACTAACTGTGGCATGGTAGGACAACATGCTGGTATTGACTTTGGTGGTGTTACTTATTGGATGGGCTTTGATAACTTTCACAAGTTTAGTGGTCAGGTAGAAGATATAAATTGTACAGTGCGTAGATTTATCTTTGATGATATTAATAGAGACTATTACACTAAAGTCTTTGCGGGATTGAACTCAGAGTTTAATGAGATTATTTGGTTATATCCATCAGGAACTAATACTGAGTGTAATAAGTATGTAATATATAATCCAATAGATGACTATTGGGTATATGGTGAAATGATCTTTACAACTTTTGCAGATAAGGAAGTTTTTGGAAACACAATTACAACAGGCGTTACTGCTGCTGGTAATAATATCTATAACAATGAACCTGTATCTGTCTTCACGGGCAGTGGGGAAACGCTACCGTCTTTTGTTGAGTCTGGTGATTTTGACATTGATGATGGTAATGCTATCATGTTCATGAATAGAATTATTCCTGACTATGATCTATCTGGTGGTAAGATTAAGATGAAGTTCACCACCAAGAAATATCCTGAAAGCACAGAGACAGTGACAAAAGAGTTTGACATTACAAATACAACAGAGAAAGTAAACTTTAGAAGTAGAGGAAGGCAAGCAAAGGTACGGGTATCTTGTGGCTCTAACAATACAAGCTGGCGTTGGGGAGCGATCAGACTTGGTATACAAGGTGATGGAGCAAGATAATGGCAAGATACCCAACCCTTCCACAAAGTATGTCTACAGAAGATATTAAGAAAATGTACAATGAAGTACAAAGATGGGGATCAATATTAATTGGTGAGTTAAACAATAGGGACACCGTGGTTGACAGTAGACCAGCAAGCAACATCTTTCGTGTGGTAACTGTAACTAGTATTGGGCGACCACAGAAAGGAGACATTGCATACTCAGCAAGCACGGGGAAGTTTAAGGGGTATGTAAGTTTAGGATCAGAAACATCTTGGCAGGACTTGAATTAATGGCTACTAAAGAACATCTTGAAAATATTAATCAAAGCACATTTTTTGGAAACCTAAATACTGGTCAATTTATTGACAACAGTAGGTTTCGCATGGATCAAAAAATAAAAGAATTTGGGAAAATTAAAAATTCAGTGTATAATAATAGTAGTAACTTTATTGCAGATCAAACTTTCTCTCAATCTAATTATGGACGAATAAAATGAACATAAATAAAGATATTAAAGAAACTGTTAGATTGAGTGCGTTAGATAACCTAGCGGCAAGAGCGGGAATAACTCGCCAGCAAGTTGATGATGCAAAAAGAATTTTAACCATCTCTAATCAAGATGCTATGCAAAAAGAGATGGAACAGATGCAGCCTCAAGCTATGGCTCCAATGTCACCGCCTCCAGCCCAACCAATGCCATCTGATCCACAGAGAATGGCAAAAGTAAAAGCTGTTCAAGATGCACTAAGAACTGAGTCACAGTTAGATAACCTTGCTATGATGCGTATGAAAGAAGGTGGTATGGTATATGGTGGTTACTCTGGCATGGTTCCGGGTGAGGGACATGGTATGGAAGATAATGTCTATATGCCAATAGTAGATAGGAAAAAAGGAGAACAGGTAGCAACACTAGCTGTTAGTCCTGATGAATATATTGTAGATGCTGCTACAGTGGCTGCACTAGGTAATGGAAGTTCTGATGCTGGTGCAAAAGTATTAGATGAAACAATTAAAGATATACGGCAAGAAGCATTTGGCACAACCAAGCAGCCAAATCAAATTAATGGCCTTGCTTCATTGCAACAGGCTCTAAAATCAAATATAGGATAAGGAAAGCATAATGGCTATTTTAGATTTTTTGTTTGGCAGAACTAAACGAACACCAACTACAACGACTGTTCAACAAAGTTCTAAGCTTCCTGAAGAGATAGCTCCTTTTGTTAAGGAGGTTCTTGGTGAAGCACAAGACCTTTTTCAACAGCGTAAAGCAGAGGGATTTAGAGAGTTTCCCGGTGAGACTATTGCGCCTAGAACTGCTGAAGAGTTGGCGGCAATGGAGGGTTTGCGTGGTCTTGTAGGAACACAAGAACCTTATCGTGCTGAAGCTGAAGAGGTGATTAGAGCCACACCTACTCAGTTTACTGCTGAAGATGCTCAACGTCTAATGAGTCCTTATCAACGTGCCGTAACAGATATAGAAAAGAGAGAAGCGCAAAGAGTTTTTGAACGTGATGTACAGCCAGCATTAGAAGCAAAAGCTATACAGGCTGGTGGTATGTCTGGTCTAGGCACAAGGGCCGCTCTACAGGCTGCTGAAGCTCAGAGACAGCAAAGTCAGTTACTTGCTGATATAGAAGCCAAGGGGCAGCAACGTGCCTTTGAGCAAGCTTATAGACAGTTTGGAGATGAGGTTGCTTTACAACGGCAACGTGCTGGTGATATACAGCAACAAGGACAGCAGCGATTTAATATTGGATTGGCTGAACGAGGACTACAGCAACAGCTTGGTCAGGAAGATCGTGCCGAAGCACAGGCTTTGCTAAATGAACAGTTTGCAGAGTTTCTTGAGCGTGAGCAGTTTCCTGAAAGTACTCTTGCTCAATATTCTAGTTTTATTTATGGTAATCCATTTTTGAGAACTCCTGATACTACACGCACTACAACTGGAATGCTAGAACCTACAACCTCAATGGGACAGGGATTGCTTAACCTTGGTTTGACCGGACTTAATATTTATGGCCGTGGTGGAGGTTTTGGTCAGGGAGGATTTAGTGCTAATCAATTCTTTACTGGTAGAAGGACAGCAGCAGGTGGTAGTGTTGGTAAAGGTTTAGTTTCTTTACCTGTAGTTAATAGAAGGGGTGCTGGTGCTGTTGACCCACGCCTTACAAGTTTAAGACAAAGATCACCACAAAGTATAAGAGCGCCTTTTGAAGAACTTTTAAGAAGGGGTGTAACAAATATAGAACAGCCTGATAGAGCAGAGGCTCGTAGGCTTGGTCAAAAACTTCCTACTGGTTTACAGGCTTTAAGAGATACAACAGAAAAGAATAGAAGGGCTGCATTAAAAGCAAGGGCTGAAGAGCAAGCAGGGTTTCGTGAAAAGTTAGAAGAAAGTCAAATGGCTCAGTTTGAAGATTCTGATATGCTATCAC